CAGCCTTTTGACCGTCAATGGGTAGTCGGTAGCCTATTTCGCAAAGTGAGCCATCACAGCCCACCAAGTGAAGGATTTGCTGTTTTCAAAACCAAACAGCCAAAGCCAGTCTATCCAGCCCATGATTAAAAGGGCTGTTAAGACTATGCAAAAACCGTTGATAAGTTTCTCAGTCATTTCTCAAAACTCCTTTATGATAAATGCTGATGAATTAGGAACCTCAATAACTGTTGTGTGGTTCCTAATTGTCTCAATGTCTGGATAGTCTTCTGAGTCGTTTTGCCATGTGCTGCAATTCTTCCAAATCATACCAACGATGCACATTCAATGGTGTTGTGAGTCGTTTGTTCCCTGCGAATGTGGCAAGGCAGGCTTGGTGTTTATGTTGGACAATATGCAAGTTACTTTTGCCCAGAATACGCAATAAAGCATTTAATCGTTCGCGTGTTGTTACCGTGTTCCAACCTGCAAGCGTTAAATGTATTGCGCGTTTGTGCCATTTTGTTTTGTGTAATGGCTGCAAGCTTGCTATAGGGTTGTCGTGTAGCGTCATGTAAAAGCATTCTGTGTTGTTTGTTTCTCCTGTTTTGCTGTTAGTCTCAATAAAGCCGGTACGCTTTACAGCGTCATTTTTCCCAGTACGTTTTACGGTACGATCTAAAAATGCGAATACTGTGTTTTTGCTAACTTGTCTCATTTTCTTACTTCCTTTTTGCTAGTGGTTATTAAACGTCAAATCCAACGGTGTTAAGTGTTAGGCAATTTCTATGCGTGCCTATTGTCACTACAACGTTTTGGTCAAAATATTTGCTGATATCATAAGCAGCCATCGAGTTTGCTTTTGTCCTGAATACATAGCCATCGCATGACAATAAATATTGTGGGTTGCCATTGGTGCTATTTTTCATGCGGTTAACAAGTTGAAGTTTTCCAGCGTGCCTAGTAATGCTTTTCATTGTCTTATCTTCCTTTTGCTAGTGTGATTATTTGGCGCAAATCATAGGCCACCAAAACAAAACAGTTCCGGCAATGCCAAGAGTTGCGGGGATTAAAAGGCCATTCACATGGTGAAAGCCTGAGACTGCAAAGCCAAGACTGGCAAGTTGTAAAGCCATGCCGAGAACCATTGCAAAGATTGTAGCTGAATCATTCATTTGTTTGTTTCCTTTTTGCTAGTGATAAACCCTAGATAGTGCAAGTCTTACACATAGTCAACCCCGCAATGACATTTTTTTAAATTATTTTTATGAGGCTTGCAGCGCGGTATATATATAAGTGTAAGCTTTGCACTGTTTACCGTCTACAAAATCTATGCTATTAATCGGAAGTGTACAGCAAAAAGATTGTTGGCTTGGCGTGGCAGTTTGTTGCTGGCATTTGTTTAGATTGTTTCGGGTTTATTTCAAGACACGCACAACACAACAAAGAATCATGCGCGGCATTACTATTGCGCAGCGCAACGCTAGGCCAGCGGGGGCTTTGCAACGACGCGGCACCCCCGAGCCGCACTGCTGCATTGTATATGTGT